TGCGACAAAGGAATGGGTGGAACGCATGGCGCGCAAATATGGCAAGGATAGCGATGTATACCGCGTGCGCGTAGGTGGAGAGCCTCCGAGCAAGTCAGCTGATACGTGGATACCTATTTCGCTTGTGGAGGCTGCTGTAGGAGCAGATAGAACAAAATACCTCGAGAGGCCTATCATCGGAGTGGATGTCGCTCGATTTGGTGATGATTGGACCACGTTCATTTTGCGCAATGGGAACTATGCAAAGGTGCTCGAAAAGATACATGGACAAGATACAATGGCGGTCGCCGGTATGGTTGCGCGATTATTGCGCAATGATTTCCCTGATGCTGTAGCTCACATCGATATTATCGGAATCGGTGCCGGAGTATTCGATCGCTTGCGTGAGCAAAAGGATATAGCAAATCGTGTGTTCGGTGTGAATGTCGCAGGAGCCGCAGAAGATTCTCAAGAGTATTTGAATCTACGCTCTGAATCATGGGGATTGTGCAAAGAGTGGCTCGCAAATGGAATACTTGAGCCGGATGATGACTGGTATGAGTTGTGCAAGCCGAAATACAAGATTCGATCCACTGGACAGCTTCAAATTGAGAGCAAGGAGGATATGAAAAAAAGAGGGGTACCGTCGCCAAACGTGGCAGACGGACTCAATTTAACCTTTGTACAGCCTACAGAGGGAGGGTCCGCAGAATTAGTAATAATTGCGTAGCATGAACCAAGATTTTAAGGCCAAACACATGTTGACTCCGGAGTGGGAGAGACTGATCACTCTCGCTCAACGTGTGCAATTTGGCGAAATGCGCATAGTTATCAAAAATGGCAAACCGTGCTATGCTGAGAATTTAATAAAGCGGGTCAATCTGGACTCTGACGGCGGGCTTGATGAGGGCCTCGAGTTAATCCCTATTGCTTGATTTGACACAACAAAAAAACATGATATAATGCCTGTAACAAATCATTCTGTCCGAATGGAAGAACCATAGGACCAAAGACGACGACCTTATATGTAGGGCCGATGTCTTTGGTCCTTTTTTGTTTTTATGTCAATTTTTCGCGAAATTGTAGACAAAGCACTGGATCGTTTCGGTTATTCAAAAAAAGGCTTTGATGCGTTCTCGGGTGCATCAGCCGAAACGAACAACGTCTCAGCAAAAAACGCTATCAAAGTCTTTGATGGTTGGGTTTATGCGTGCATACGAGCGATTGCTGAGGACGTAGGAAATATTGATTTTGAACTTTTCAGAGCAAAAAATGATGGCGATCTCGAACAGATCTATAACGCTGACGTGCTCGATTTATTGTCACGACCAAATCCGTATATGAGCGGGCGTGATTTCATGTACATGATCACTGCACACAAGGAGCTCGTTGGTAACGCTTATTTGCTGCTTGACGGTGTAGCGAGCGAAAAAACAAAGCCAAAGGCCATATATTTGCTCAGCCCTGATCGAGTCAAAATTGTGCGCAAAACAAATGATCCTCGCCAACCGGTTGAATACTACGAATATGAACATGGAACATACAAGGCGCGATACCAACCACACGAAATAATCCATCTCAAATATCCAAATCCGGAAAATCCTTATGTCGGACTTGGTACTGTACAAGCGATCGCTCAATGGATTGACGCTGAGAACTATGCGCAAGAGTTTAACCGCAGATTTTTCTTACAAGGCGCGAAGCTGAGCGGTCTTATCACCAGCGACAAGAATCTAACCGATGATCAACTGCGCTTGCTCAAGGAAAGTTTTCAGCAGGTATATAGTGGAGTCAAGAACTCTCACAAAGTTGCTATGTTGCCGACCGGTGCAGAGTTTAAGGAAGTTGGGACAACGCAAAAGGATATGGATTTCATCGAGGGACAACGCTTGATGCGCGATAAGATCCTTGCAGGATTCAAAGTGCCGCTCACTGCGCTCGGTATCACCGAGGACGTAAACAGAGCAAATGCTGAGGCAACAAACTATGTATTTGCCTTGCGTACTATCCGCCCAAAGATGCAAATGCTTGTGCAGGAATTGCAGGATCAGCTTGTATCACGCTACAGCAATCAAAATCAACGCCTTGTGCTCGGATTCAAAGATCCGGTACCTGAAAACAGAGAGGCAAAAATTGAGGAAATGAAAGCAGCTACAAACAGCGCGGCCGTGATGTCAGTAAACGAAGCGCGCGAGTGGTTTTTTGGTCTTGTTCCGGTTAAGAATGGAGACGCTGTGATGACTGATTTCAATAAGATTCCACTCGGTAGTCCAGTTGAACAGACTAAGGCAATTAAGACCAGCACAAAAACACTATCTACACAAAAGAGCCATGCAGATATTCAAGAAGAAAAGCACAGCAATTTTGTTGAGACTCTGAAACAAAACGCTCTCGATGTGTACAAAGCTATAAAAAATAACATTGAGGAGAGATTGGCGAACATCACCGAAATGGATGACGACACCTACGAAAAGCAAGCATGGAGTCCGTTTGTGAGCCGTGTATCACGCTATGAGGGTCTGTTCAAGCGCAATCTCGAGAAGATAAACGAGGATCAAGCAGAAGTGATCATTGAAAATGTAGAGACCTTTTTCAAAACAAAGGATCTCCCAAATGATATTGATGCCGATAAGGTGAGCGAGCTTATGGATGAGGAGCGTTTCGTGAAAGCCACCATTGACCTTGAAACGCCGCTCATGCTTGAGCTTTACAAAGAGGAGGCTGCTGCTGCCGGTGCATTGATTGGTCTTGAGTTTGAGAACTATCTCACTGAGGAAATTAAGGACGCTATTGTCCGATCTGTTGAGCTCATGGCAAACAGCTATAGCGATACAACTCGAGAAAAGCTCATCGAGACACTCAAAGAGGCTCAACTCGAGGGTGACTCATTCGTAGACCTCAAAGACAAAATACTAGCGATCAAAGATTTCAATAATGTTGTCCGTGCTGAGATGGTAGCTCGAACAGAAACGTTCAGAGTAGCAAATAGGGCAACGCGCGAGGCATGGAAGACATCCGGCGTTGTGAAGACGATCAAGTGGTTTACAGCCAGTGATGAACGAGTATGTCAGTATTGCGCTCCTCTGCATAACAAAGTTGTAGATATTGATGAGGCATTCTTTGCGAAAGGAGACACGCATGTTGGAGCTGAGGGTGGCGTGCTAAACCTAGACTACGATGATGTGGATAACCCACCGATACATCCACGTTGCCGTTGTTATATCAAACCCGACGAAATATCAATCGAATAATTTAAGCATTGAATATGGATCAATTCAAAAAATACACGGAAGACTTGAAAGCACAAATGCTCAAGGCTTTTGCATCGGCAGAACAAAAAAATGCTGTCGAAAAAATCAAGGAGGCGCAAGACTCCGGAACATTCAAGGTTGTTATTTCAACCGAGGATGTAGATAGACACGGCGAAATTGTCAAGGTAGATGGGTGGGACCTTGAGAATTACAAGAAGAATCCGATCGTATTGTTCGGACACAACTATTGGGATCTCCCGATTGGAATGGCAACAGATGTGTACGTTAAGGATGGAAAACTCATTGCTGAGGGTAAATTCGCCCCAGCAGAAGCAAATCCACTTGCTCAGCAAGTGCGCAAGCTATATGACCTCGGCATGTTACGCACTACATCAGTCGGATTCATAGCTCGAGATTTCGACAAGAACAATCCGAATGTTATCACTCTTGCAGAACTGCTCGAGTTTTCATTCGTTCCGGTACCGGCAAATCCTAACGCAATCGACATTGCAAAACAAAATATGCTCGATGTCGAATTGCTCACGGCAAAGGGATTTTTTACCAACGTGAAAGAGGGTCAACCAGTAGAAAATGAATCGGAGGAAGCGCCAAAGGAAGAAAATGCAGAGGCTCCGGCAGAAGAAGAAGCTCCACAGGAGAAGCCAGCAGACGAAGCTCCAGCAGATGAGGAGCAAAAAGCAAAGCAAACTGTAGAGGAGAAAGTTGATGAGTGGGAAATGCGAGAGAAAAAATGGGAAAAATTCCAAGCAGTAGATGAAATAATCAGTGCATTTTGGTCAGTATATTTTGATGATGAGACTCCAGTAGAAGATTTCAACAAATTGCTTGGCGAAACAGTAGCGCTCTTGGTTGGACTTGGTGCCGATACTGAAACAAAAGAGAAATTATTGAGCTCAATCATAGCAGCAAAATCATACACAAAAGTGAAGCTATCAATAATTAAGGATGCTACAGAGGAAAAAGAAGAAGCTCCAGCAGATGAACAGCCAGCGGAGCCACAAGATGATCAAAAGCCGACGGAGAGCGCGGAAAAAGCGCCGGACAGCGAACCCGAGGATAATGATGCCGAACCTGAGCCACAAGGCGAGGGAGAGGACAGCGAACTCACTGATGACGAGCAAATCAAAAGTATGCTCGAGATCAGAAAGGTTTGCAAACAGCTCAACAATATGTCCAGTCATATGTTGAGAGAATTTAATAAAAGTTTAAGACGCTAAGATATGGACGAAAAAACCCTATCAAAAGTGCTCGATGAACATGCAAAAGTGCTCGACAAAACCGTAAAGGAAAATGTCGAGGGCATTGTTGGTCCACTTGTAGCTCAAAAAATGAGTGAAGTAGTGAACCAGTTGCGTGTTGAGCGCTCACTATTTGGTCAAGACCGTACTGGTCTATCCAAAGAGCAAAAAGAGGCGTTTGCCGAATTTGTTAAGGACGTTGCTTTTGGTAACGCCCGCGCAAAAGCAAACGAAGCTCTTATCGTAGAGGATGACTCTCGCGGTGGATACCTTGTTCCTACTGAGACATTCAGAGGAATTTTGCGCATTGCCGAATCATTCGGACTTGTCGCAAATCAAGCTCGTAAATTCACCATGGATGGTGTGAATGAGCTAGAAGTCCCAGCATACACTGGATCAGTATTGAGCGGTGAATTTTTGGGAGTAGATAGTGCCGGATCAGTGACCGCTCTATCGTTTGAGCACGCTCGTTTGCTCAAGAAAACATGGCAGCTTGCATTTGTTGTTAATAACAAAATGTTCAAATACGCTGCTGTAGACCTTGCTGATTGGTTGATGGTACTTGCCGGTGAAGCTATGGCAAGCACTTTGGATAATCAAGGTCTTAACGGAACTGGTGCTCCGTTTGTTGGAGTCATGCAAAACGCTGATGTTTCAACCGTTACCATGGCAAGCACCAACACTGATTTTGAGGATTTTGCACTTGAAAATGCAAGTGACATGATAGCTCAAATTGCAGAATCAATCTTGCCACAATGTGCGTTCTATTTTAGTCCTACAGTATGGGCGAAAATCCGTACTAAAAAAGACGGTGCCGGAAACTATGTATTTACCCAAGTTGGTCAATCACAGCCTACCGGTATCTCAATGAATCCGAATGGCGGCACTTTGGTGAAAGCAGGAGAGATCCTTGGATTCCCTGTATATACCTCAAGCAAGTTGCCTGCCAACAGCGCGACTGCTGTGAGCACAGAGTTTGGATTCTTCGGAGCATTATCAGTTGGCCTTGCTATCGGAACCGACGGAAACATGAGCCTTGATGAACACAGATCAGGATCATTTGGCGGTAAAGAAGTAGCTCTTGCAAATCAGCGCGGTATGGTCTTCAAAACAGACCTAGCTACGACTGTTGGTTTGCCTGCTGCATTCATAAAAATCAAGACTGCTGCCAGCTAGTAATAAGTAATTATTGGAGGGGGCATACGCTCCCTCCGTGTAACGGAGTAATTCTATGCCTACATACAAAGCCCTCCGAGCAATTGCTTATAACGGCCGACATGCAGCTGGTGAAATCGTAGAAATGCGAGAAGTAGACGCTGAGGCGTTTGGTCCGGACTATGTTGAGCCGGTAGAAGCAACAGAGGAAGCTCCGGAAGAACCGGAGACAACTGAGGGGGAACCTCAGACAACATCTCGTGAGCAAGAGCTTAACCTCCACACTGTAGAGGAACTCAAAGCTATTGCAGACGAGAAAGGCGTAACCCTCAAGGCGCGAGCCAAAAAAGAGGACATAATCGCCGCTATTGTGGAAGCTGAAAATGCACCACAAGAACCATCTGAGGAGCCGGAAGAACCGGAGACAACTGAGGATGGTGAGTCAGATGAGTCAACAGAGGAAGCTCCGGAAGAACCGGAGGAAGAATCAGATGACGAATCAAAAACCGAGGAATAAACCTCGCCCCATTTATTCACATAATAGAAGTCTATGCACAATCTAGTAGACAACCTACTGCTTAAACAGTCCATTGATGCAGATAACTATACTGCGGACGCAAATGGTACTGGTGTAGACACCAAAGGCCACCACGTTTTGCTTGCTGTAATTTCAGCGGGTGACGTAGTGGGAGATGATGCTGATGAGACCTACACTATCAAGTTGCAGGAATCATCTGATGACGGCTCAAGTGATACTTATGCCGACATCACAGGCGCAAGCGTTTCTATCCCTCGCGATGGAGACAATGAGCCTTACTACATCGAACTCACCGGTCTTGGTGTAGACCATGAACGATACATCCGCGCTGTGCTCGATGTTGGAGGTACAACCCCAGCAATCGACGTGAGTGTTGTGTTCGCTCTTGGTCAAGCAGACCGCGCACCTGTTACTCAAGACAACTAGTATTGAGTGATCACTGTCGCCCTTTGTGGGGCGATAGATGATGACTTAATTATATGGCTGAACAAATATACACAACCGCACTCACAACACTCACAAGAGTGAAAAATAGGCTCAAGATTGACAGCTCAGATTTTGACACTATTTTGAATCGCATGATCAACGGAGCTACTGACTTCATTGAGAAGCAATGCGATCGAAAGTTTGTATCTCGAACCTATACGCAAGAGGTGTACAGCATTCAACCGAACCTGCAAAAGTTGTTCTTACGACAATATCCGGTGAGCGCAATTAGCGCATTCGAATATCGAGCAGGAAACATCAGCTCGCCGAATTGGACATCTTTTTTGACCGATGAGTATGTGCTTGAGGAGGATGGTCGCCTCGGTATGGTGCATGTGTACGGCGCTATCCCATC